CCCCTGAACACCTCGTGGATATATTGAATTCGAAAGACTTAGTAACCAGCAATCTGGACAAATCGAGGTCCAGCTCGTTTAACATTCGAAGTGTGTAACTATAGCCAGCTTTAATACAAAGTAGGCGTAAGAGTGTCATTTCAATGTTACGAACAGCGGGCCCGATCGAAGACTCAAAAGCAGAGTAGTCTGTCACGCAGTGATTCCGATCTTGCATATATCGGATTTTACTGAGCATTGTGTCAGAGTTCATATGCTTCACCTGGTATTCGGCTATAGGGCCGTCATACCACGCGTTTGCTAAATTACTCATCCAACACAACTCAAACTGCATCAGATCACTCATTGTCATAATGAGTCTAGGTCGGACCTTGACCTTCCCGTTAGAACATGTTTTAATATTAGACTCGAATTTGACGAAACACGAGTGTCTGCGGTACTTCCGCAAACCCCCTGCGTGCATCAATCCGTTCTTATATTTGATATAGTCATTCACTTTACGGTCAATCCATTTTGCTGATTTCTTGCTATGATTTGTTTTCCGGAACTGAGCTACCATCCCTGCTAGACTAGAGTCTTCAGGGCTTACACTCACGTCCGTGCGATCTAAGAGAGAAGTGATAAATTCAACGGCTTCAGTACAGTAATCCAGCATTAAACCAGGGTCACGTTTTTCCTCCTTGGACATGGCGCGACCCGTGAACCCGGCTACTAAGCCGGGATCATTAGTCGTGCTGAACAACCCTGAACAAACAGGGATATTCTCATCCAGAGGACAGCCGATGGGTGCTACGCACACCTCTTTCTCCGCAGGCTCGGAGTCCCTCCACGTGTCTCCATACGTAGAATCACGAAACAACCCATGTTGTTTTAACTTTCGCCGTCGTATTCTAACGTGGTTGACTGATCCTCCACCCAGAAGTCCATTTGCCTGATTTTCGGCAATGACGTCTAAGTTCGGGACCCGGGCGATCATACTAGGGGTATTAACCATGATCAAGCCTCTAGTGGTTGGCTCTGCGCGACCGCTTTTAACTTTAGCGGCGATAGCTCTCAAGACAATGCTAGTGTCACGAACAACAACCGCATCAGGCGCACTATTAATAGTTCGTCCTAGAAGCAGTCGTCCTAACAACGCGTCAACAGCTGTTTTATCTCCATTACACAGCGCTAACTCATTCTGCATGTCATGAGCCCTAGTAGCATCCACAAGGTACGTATTATTCGTAAAAGGAATGGTGATTTTCTGTTGAGCAACATGAAAAGTTTTATTAATTGTCACAAATTGTTTTAGACCCTGAACTTCTATATCTTCGCGCTGATTGATATAAGACCTGACGTCATGGTTGTCATTCCTAGTAATTATGGCACCAAACTTGATTGATGTCCCATAACCTAAATACTCACAACCATGATCAGGGTAAAGTAGATCACCGGTTAGATACATGTGATTTGCGTTTGAAGATCTCTTGGTCAACAGAGTCCAGTGATTATTACTATTAATCAAAACGCAGAACTTCATGGTTCTATGATTGACGAGAGAATGGAAATGATAATTGCCACCCTCGTTTACTAAAAAACAGACACCTAGGCCATGTGAAGAGCAATAATCCTTCAAAAACTTCTCAGTTCCGACCGTCTCGATTACATCGGACGTGAAATAGGACTTATCTTGCTTGGTCACCTGGTCACGGATCTTAATTTGTGGAATGAATGAAGCATATTTCTTAGCACTCGCTTTCAACCGAGCTGCATTGTCTACACAAGTGACGCCGCAAAACGGTGCCCCTCCACAGTCTTGGTCGAAGACTGGGAAAGGGAGAACACGCTTGACCCCTTCGGACAAGTAAACTTCTCTACCTGGCCTCAATTGATTTACACACCTAATGAGGACTTCTATCTCAGATTCAACGAACATTGAATCATGGAAAGCGGCCGAACCGCTGTTGCTACTAATATAGGATGCGATAATATCATCTACACATCCAAAATGTTCATCAGGTTCAACAGAACCCTCCGAGCCAGATTCCGTGCGCTTGCGCTTGGAACTGCTCGGCTTAACTGAGCCTGTGCATTCAGGATCAGGATCCTCAGCATTCGGATTGCCAATTGGCTTATTCTGCTTGCTTTTGGACCCAGATCCCTTATGTCTCACAGTACTAGCTGACTTGAAAACATTCTGATTACCGCCAGCGCCACCTTTCAATTCATCTGAGTCGTCAGATAAGACGCTGTAAAACCCATACTTACCACCACCTTTTAGGCACCTTGCCTCCGTTGTCGGTCTCGCAACTCCCGACTCAAGCACTTCGGATTTCTCATTATGCTTCCGCATATCCGACCAAATCTTACTGATACTTGCTTTTCTCAAATTCCGCGCTGGGATACTATGAACTTTGGTCTCTTCACCGAAAATGGTGACCGTGTTCTGAGGGCACACGAAATTGCCAATGACTTTACACAACTGTTTCCAAAACGTGATACTATTAAGCAGTGTCATACGCTCTGAAAAGAAGGAAGCAAAATTGTCTAGAAACCGTTGAACCACGAATTCCTCAAGAATTTCACCATCTCTAACTCCGTTAGAAAGCTTCAGATAAGCCAACCCTTTGCCCAAGAAGAGTTGGATAAATTGATTAAGATCAGAAGGGCTGATGCCCAGATCACGGGACATGTGCCCCGTCACACGAGATATCACTGCTGACGTTTCAAATCTCCGATTGAAAGTTTTGAATTGCTTGACAGGAAGCCCAACATTCGTGTTGAACTTACTCTCCTTATCATAACCAGTCTTAGCTCTATGAACAGCCAAAGCGGGGTTGGTATAAGCCAACCCTCTGTATGGTTTGTTTTTAGCGCCTATCCGATGAGCGAACTTCTGTTGCACGTCTTTGGACCTGTTTTTGGATTGCCACGTTGCCGTAGAAGCGTCAACGCGGTCTTTATGTTTTGAGCGAGTGTCAGTGTTTGTTCCGCACAAGCGGTTCTGCTTCGCGTCAAATTGCTTTTGACGAGATTGACCACCCATGAAAACACTTAAATTTGCCCCTATGAAATAGGGGGCCCCGTAGGGCGGTAAGAGGTTCGAAAGGCTGAACCTATAAGCGCCTAATATAGTACAGGATCTGAAAACGCATATTTTTATTTGTTTTAATGTTTCCAGTGTCTAATATCCCGCACGAAGCATAAAGTAACTCTGAGAAGCGGTATTTACATATTTATCTACAAGTTTATTTACATAATCCCAAGTAAATACCGCGATAAACCAAACGCGGCTGGTTAAGCATTGCTAACCCAATTGATGCTCGGTTTGAAAACATCGGGGTTCACGACAGTCACGCACAGCGTTGATCCATTGAACGTCCCTGTTCCATGGCGGGCCGTAATAGTTAACGTGTTGGGTGTCGACCCAAGCTGCTGTCCGACCTGATAGACCTTAAACACCATAGAGTCAGTGACATATGCATTCTCTGACCACGCATCTCCATTGTACCCAGTGATTTTCAACTGATCAATTTGGCCGCCATCTAGCATCGTGATCGCATCATCGTCAGCCACGGAACTGTCACAAAACACCTTAACAACAACGGTGCCGCTGAAATTCGATGGGAACGTGTAGACAGATGACCCCGAGGATGACATAATGCCACCCAATGTGTTCTCAACAGCATTCAAAGGGTCTTCACCGAAAGGTAGCGTGTCAGTACATCGAACGTTGCCTCTAATCAAATCAGACATTATGTTCTTTCCCAAAGCAGTGAAAAGCTTAGGCTTGCCCAATCTGACTGAATATTCCACGTAGACGTGTCCAAGTAGTGTACCAGAAGGATATGCGGCGGCAGAGACATCAGAAGTAGCCATCTGGAAGGTTCCAATGTCATACGACTTAATGTCCTCACCAGAAGGAACAGCACCCGCTCGGATGTATTCCATATCATGTCCAGCATTCTT